ATACTATCATGATGCATAGTGTTCAAGCTCTTTACTGCAATTGAGATTGCCATTGAGATTGCTTGCGGATTTTAGGGTAAATATAAATTCCGGGAAAGTTCAACCTGTTAATAAGATATGGCTGAGCAGAGAAGAGGCCATGGCGTTTTTAGGATGTGCCGATGACTACCTACGCAAAGTTAGGGAGAGTGGGCAAGTATCGTTTTGTCGCGATGGGAGAATGGTATGGTACAATGTAAATTCATTGCAAAGGTACATAGAGAAACATAAAGTGATTTGATCTGATTACTATTTCTTCCCTCCCGTAAGATTCGTGGTAACAACCGGTTTAAGCCGTTGAGGGGAGCTACTTAAAGTTCTTTGACATATTGGTACGATAAAAAGATGTATTTCTGCGAAGGCACGTAAGCGAAGCCAGTGATGGTGGATAGTGGTGGGTGCAAGTGGAACGGAATTGACACCGATAGCAACCGAAGATAAGACGATAACGGTCGAATGGTTGTAAATGTCTGATGGTGGTAAAGCCACGAAGTTGAAATGATTTTACTTTCAGCACGCCAATTTGTCTTTAGCGTGGGAGTATGCTTGGTTAGGCACAAGTATCGCTGAAAGATCTAATATATCCCCTCCCGTAAGATTCGGGGTGACAACCGGTTTAAGCCGTTGAGGGGAACAAACTTATAATTAAAATGACATGAATGAACTAAAACAATTCAAGGATTTGGTTTTTAAACAACATGAAATGACTAAAGATGCATTTCTCTTACCTTCTTCCATCCGTGAGGAATATATGAACGCAAAGCATGCTAAAATGCAGTTTGAGAACGGATATGGAATAAGTGTTTTAAAAGGTACTTTGTTTTACTCCAACGGTATTGATACTTATGAGGTTGCAGTTCTTGATAATAATGGAATTTGCTATAACACTTCAATAACAAATGATGTAATCGGCTATGTAGATGCGGATGAAGTATCTAACATTATGAAGCAAATACAAGAGCTTCCACCAGTGGTTCAGTAAACTTCCCCAAAAATAATATAATGAAAACAGCTAATTTTATCCTGTCTATATTTGCCACCCTATGTTCCTTAGGAATGATTTATGGTGCGATAGTTACGGAAAGTCCTATAAAATCCGTATCGGTGATTATATTTTCCATTATCTCATTATTGTGTGTGAGATTGGTGGTAATGACATACAGAGAGTTAAAGGAATATGAATGATTTTTTCATCTAGTTTTTTTGTTATTTTCATAAAGTTTTTGCTGTCTGTCCGTGCCGGTATGTGAATATAGGTACGGAATTTCACCGTCCATGGTTGGTACTGTCTAAGGTAATAAACATAAATAATTATCTGTTCTAATCTCTACTTTCATTTAACGGATAGTATGGCGGTCCGATTCCGCTGACGGTGGCTGTAAGTTATCATAAGTGATAGATTAAGTCGTTTAGGTTTTGCTCCTGTAGTCTGTGAAGATAGCAGGAGTTTTTTAATTGGAAACAAGTTAAGTTATGGATATAAATATAATAAAGGAGAAAGCCAGAGAGTATGCAAATGGCATACATGGAATTACGCACAAAAGAACAGCATCAGTGGATTTTGAAAAAGGTGCTCAATTTGTTTTGGAATCCATGAAATGGAGGAATGCAGAAAAAGATCCTCCACCATTAGACACAAGAGTGTTTGTAAAGAGTTCCGGGAAATTTGTGAATACCGGGATGTTGGTATTCGATAGTGAGCATAAGAAGAACATTTGGATATGTGGAAATACTAACCGGGCATGGGACATTGATTTTTGGAAACCATTGCCACAATAATTAGATAAACTTAAAATAAATGGTTATGAAGAAAGGTGATAAAGTACGTGAGATAGGTGATACGTTGACAGGTACAATAGTTTATATCGCTAACGGATATGCTGATGTCAAATATCCTAATATGAAAGGTGTATGCTCATTGCCGATCCAATTTCTTGAAAAGGTATGAGAACTATAAGCCAGATAAGCGATGAATTGGAAAAGCTTTATTCAGAGCTTGATATAGTCCAGTCAATGAGTGAGGAATCGGTAAGGCTCACATTCAATGCTGAATGTAAGGGCAAGTATATATCCTTGCTTAATGAAGAAATCGATTCTCTAGAAAACGAACTTGAAGAAGTGGAAAGATATCATGGCAGGAAGCGGAACTTTGTAAGGACTGCGGACCTGCCTTTTTTGTGTTGGTAAAAGCGAACATTTTAAAATTTAAATATTATGCCTATAGTTAAGAAAAATGATGTTTTACCGGAGCGTCCTGTAATTATTGTATTATATGGAGTACCCGGAAGTGGGAAAACCTCAGTAGCTACAACAGCGGATAATCCTTTATTGATAGATTGCGACAGGGGGGCAGACCGCGCAGTACAACGTTGTGATACCATAATGGCTAAATGTTGGAAAGATATTGATTCAGAACGTGAATCTATGAAAGATTACAAAACAATAGTTGTCGATACAGCCAAATCAATGATAGACGATTATCTGAGTCAATATGCTATTGACAATAATTATAAATTGAAAACGAATACTTTAAAACGGTTTGGGCAGATGGGCGAGGACTTTAAAGAGTTCGTCAACTTTCTTCGCTCGAATGGTTCTGACATTGTTTTTATATGCCATGACAAGGAAACGGCAGACGGTGATGTGATAAAGCACTCTCCGGATTGCACAGGGCAATCAAAAGACCTGCTTGTCAGGATAGCTGACCAAGTTGGATATGTATTCATACAAAATGGGAAGCGTTCTATTTCATTTGCACCGTTGGATAATTTTGTAGGCAAAAATGTAGCAGGACTTGGAACTGTGGTAATACCTGATTATGGAACAACCGAGTTTGATACATGTATGTCTGACATTATATCGAAAGTGAAGATATCAATTCAAGGAAAAGGAGAAGCACAAGCAAAAGCTAATGAACAGCTTGCGGCAATACGTGAACAGCTTGCCGCCGCAATGACCGATGAAGATATTCTTGCCTTGATGGAGGCTACAAAACTATTACCTAAAATTATGCGAGTACCCTTCTTTTCTGAGATGCAGAAGAGTCTTGCAGCAAAAGGATTCACTTTCGATCAAGATAAAAAGTTATTCGTGAAAGTATGATACCGCTAATTCGCGTAACAATTTTAGAAGCATTCCGAAAGTACATAGAGCAAAGCGATTATGCCAACTATGAGATAACGGAGCAATCCGTTATTGACAGTATAACAGGCAAGTTCACGGGTAATGTGTATACAAAAATTGGACAGGCATTTCATAAAATAGTGGAAGAAGGTACACCGAAATGTGATAAAGTAGATGCAGGAGAACGTACCTTCCTCCATTATAATAAAGAACAAAAAGAGCCTGTTCCTTGTGGTAGATCCTTTGACATTGAAGGTGATAAAGTGATTATGGATATTGCACAATGCAAGACCGCGCTTTCCTATCGTAACGAATACCCGAATGCTTTTCATGAGATAAGACTGTATAAGGATTTTGGAGATGCTATTATAACAGGATGTGCCGATATGGTGAATGGTGTGGAGATCAGGGACATTAAGACTAAATATTCTTATCCTACCGATGCCGATTACATCAATTCTTGCCAATGGCGATTTTATCTCCAGCTATTCAATTTAGACGTGTTTCACTTTGACTTGTTCATCTTTGAAGGATACGACAAAGATAAGCATGGATATGATGTCAGAGGACTTCCATTGAAACGCTATGAGCCTGCTATTACATGTTATCGTTATGATGGTATGGAGCAGGATAATATGAATCTATTACACTCTTTTTTAGAGTGGGTAGAATACAGAGATTTAACCAAGTATTTATTAAAAGAAAAAATAGAAAATTAATTATGGCAATTTTAAGTGGTTCTATCTGTCTCTCTGATATACCTCGTGAGCAGATGAAGAAAATTAAGTGTAAAGATGGAGTTGAAAGAATCTATGTGAATGTGGCTGTTATCGAGCGCAGAGAGAAATCCCAGTTTGGGCATACGCATTTCATCACTTGTTCCCCTAAAAAGGAGGAACGGGTAGAAGGAAGGAACTATATCTGCGGGGACCTCAAAGAGTTTATACCTCAGAATACATCACCCACCCCAGAGGATATAAATAATGCTCCTAGCGTGTCGGATAATGATCTAGATTTGCCCTTCTGATGAAGTACGATGGCTCTAATCCTCTCCACGTCCAGCAGGCAAGAGCGAAGCTGGAGAAGTTGATAAAGGAACAGAAGGTGTTTGAATTGACGGAAAAGAAACCGCAAAGATCTTTAAATCAGAACAAATACCTTCATGTCTGCCTTGCTTATTTCGGTTGCCAAATCGGTGAAACGATGGAATATGTAAAGCGGAACTATTACAAGATTCTCTGCAACAAAGACACTTTCGTCCGTGAGAGAGAAGACAAGTTTTTGGGTCGGATAAAGTATCTACGAAGTTCTTCTGATCTTGACAGCGCGGAGATGAGCCTAACTATTGAGCGGTTTCGGAATTTTTCGAGTGCCCAATGTGGCATATATATCCCATCTCCAGACGAAGAACGTTTGATTCAGTTGATGGAGATAGAGGTCGAACAAAACAAATTTCATATCTGAAACAATGATTATACGAATTAGTGCCTTTATCATTATGGCAATATCTTTCTTGATAAATTGTTTTATAAGAATGACAGTGATAATTATATGGCTATCCTGTTACAAATAATAGTATGGCTGATGTTGATATATGCTGAACTTTGCGATATAGAATCGCTCCTTTAGGTTATTATCATGAAACTTACTTTGACAAAACAAGAAGTGCTTCTCATCCAGTTACTTCTTCATATTTATAAAAACGAGTTGCCCGATGACGGAACAGAGAAGCATGGACGTTTTGTCGGGAAGCTGTACAAGAAAATCAAAAGACAAATTATTAATCAATTAAAGCAATAAAATTATGGAATCGAATATTTCGCGCGATCATATTGCGCTTGAAGCAATGAAGTGCATGATGATGACAGCAAAACGCAGGAGAACTTTATGGAACAGGATTGTCACATTGTTTTTCCCGTCCAAAGAAGTTAGTGTTACAAACTACTACTATAAAGGACAGGCTAAATCAGCTTACCAAATAGCTGATGCAATGATTAAGGAACGTAACAAGACAAAGGAGGAATGATATGTATTACGAGGTAAAGTTAAAGGTGATGAAACCTAACAAGGACGGTCTTGAAAAAGAAGTAAAAGAACACTTCATTACAGACTGCTCACTTTTTGCAGAAGCGGAAGCCAAAGGGCTTGAACAGTACGCATCCGATAATATGGAATCTGATGTCTTCTCCATTTCACGTTCAAACATCATTGAGATAATCAACGAAAAGACAGAAGACAAGCCATTCTTCAAGGCTACCATTGTAGATACTCAGATTGATGAGAACGGCAATGAGAAAGAATTGAAATACTATAATTTGGTTTGCGCAAAGGATTTAAAGGAGGCAAACACTTTGATGGAACAACACCTTTCACAAGGTTTGTCTGATATGAGATTGGATGCGATTGTTAAAACCAAAATAATTGATTTGATTTAGTTATGGAAGAGTTTATTTCAGATTGGTTCATTCCGATGGATTTCGGTAATGATATGCCGGGCGAAGAACCTAACGGTGAGGATAATTTTAGATTTATTTTCTTATAAACTTTATGCCTTCCCGGTCTGTGAAGATAGGGTGGGCAAACATGGGATAAAATGGTCATAGGGTGCTAAGACTAAATGAATGGAAATTTCAAGTGTACATAGAAATGGAAGTCATCAAGACCGTAGCTGAGAGTAATACATTTGTTGAGTAGTTTAAAGATCGTAGGATAGCCAATCTACGGACGAAAGCGAGAAATCAGACGATACTTGTGTAGGTTCGACTCCTGCTTATCCCTCATAAATGTGAGCCACACATCAATGGCAAGGGTTAGTAAATAATGGTTGTGCCCCGGAGAATACGCTTCGGGGCTTTAATTAAAAGAATAACATGGAAACAAAAGAAATTACTAAGACTGTTTACATCGCATATGATGGGGAGGAGTTTCTTTCAAAAGAGGATTGTGAAAAATATGAGAATTTTGCAAAAAAAATACTTTCACGTATTAAATATTTCTGTATCAGATGTAATCCGGATTTGACAGAAACAGGGAATTTTACACATAAGATATATGTAGCAGTATTCTCCAAACATTACTTTTATAGAGATATTGCTTTTGAGTGGGCATTACGTAAATTCGGTTATTTAGGATAAGTGTACAAGGATATGGCTTTCAGACACATTTTTGTGTAAGTGAAGTTTCTAAAGAAGAATATGAAAAGTGTCCACCCACCGAATGGGGAGGATCAAATTTAAAAAGTGATAAGATATTCCTCAGCCCTATATTGGTAGAAGGATTTCCTGAAAACATTGACTACATGAAAGAATGGGGATTTAAATAATGCCGTACTACATAAACAAATAATAATTATGACATACGAAGAGATGAAATCCAAGGCTTGTGTGGCAAGCAGCCGTAGTAAGCCCAAAAATGAAGAGCATAAAATACAATGTTCTTGTGTTAGATATTTCCGTTTAAAATATCCCCATCTCAGAAATATGCTGTTTGCTGTTCCTAATGCGGCAAGACGTTCTGCAAGGAACGGAGCTTATATGAAAGATGAAGGTATGCTTCCCGGAGTCGCAGACCTGATACTTCTTAAGAGCAATCGTTTCTATGGAGCTTTGTGTGTGGAAATGAAAAAGCCGGGAGAATACCAAAGACCGGTCCAAAAAGAATGGCAAAAGGAATGTGAGGCAAATGGTAACAAATACATCGTTGTTCGGTCATTAGACGAGTTTATTAAAGTGGTGGATAATTATTTGAAAGATATATGACTTATATAGAACTGATTAATTGGTTTTGGTCTCTTGACGAAGACTGGGAATTTACCTGCTGTGAAACGAGGCTTTATTTTTACTTGCTAAAAACAGCGAATCGTTTAGGCTGGGTGGATAGCTGGACGCGTAGTGATACAAAGGTATCATCTGACGTGGGAGTGTCGGTCAACTCAATGAAATCAGCACGTAACAGATTAGTTCAGGCAGGTCTTATCACATTCAAATCAGGCGGAAAAGGACAACGGGACAAAACAAGGTATCAAATTAGCTATCAAAATTTGACACCTAAACAGCAACCTAAAGTTGAACCTAAACTTATACCTAAACATGAACCTAAAGTTGAACCTAAGCCCTTACAATATAATGTACGCGCATTAGACAAAGATAAAGACAAAGATAATTATCTCTCTCCCCCGCGCGCGTACGAGAAAATTCCAATCGGGGTTTTTGAAAAAGGGCTGGATGAGTGCTATGAAGAATTGAAGTCGAATAGTTCATGGACGGAAACTGTCTGTATGAATACTCGTTTATGTGGGTATAAGGATTTCGCACCTCCTGATTTTTATGATTATTTGGAGAAGTTCTTTATGAAACTACAGAACGAGGGGGAAACGGTTAAATCACCCCAAGATGCAAAATCACATTTTGCACGATGGCTGAAAATTGAGCTTGAAAAACAACGGAACAATGGAAACAACAATAGGAGCAGTTATACAAGCAAGCAGGAAGCTAACGCCTACGCTCTTAGCTTGCTGCAACAACATAAGCGAGACCTCGAAGAAGGCTTGGCTGACCAAATGGAAAGACCGTTCTGAGGTTGAAAGAGTATTTTCACCAACTCAGTGGGGATATGCCCTCCAGAATCCGGAAAGGGCTTATATGGCAGACTGTCCTTCACTGATACAGTACGATGCGCTTTACGGCTGTGGCTCTTCCGAATACTGGATTGACATACAGGTGTCCGGCATATTCGGGGCTTCCAACAGCAAGGAAAAGGGCGTTGCCGACGGGATAAGAATCTTTTGCCAGTCCTTTGCCTCACAGGTCAACGCTTACAAACTTTCTGAACTGATGCTGTTTTTTGCACGCTACAAGGCCGGGAAGTATGATAATTCATTCGCATCCTTTGATGCCAGAAGAATAGGCAATGCCTTCTTCAAAGAGTTCAAGCCCGAAAGGAATTATGAGCTGGACGCGATAAACCGAAAAAGGGTGCAGGATGAGATAGAGAACAGAAGATTCATTCCACCTGAAGGATATTCTTCTTTGACTTTGTACAACGAACTGAAACGCCGGGCGGAATCCGGAGATGAGGAAGCCAGAAGAATGCTGATGTCACCATGAGGATGGAAAAGAAAGTCAAATCGGAACTCGTATATGTCAAATGCCGGAACTGCAAGAATGCTTCGAACTTCGGGGACAATTCTGCGTATTGCAGGGCCAAAGGGCATAGAGTGTGCGCCTGTGACAGATACGGGCAAATTTGTAACAGTTTTCAAAAGAAAGAATCATAACGAAAAAAGGAGAAATTTATGAATACCGAGATGCAGACAAAGATACGTGAATGGGAAGCGGAACGCGACAGGAACCTACGCATCCACTGTCCTCTTGTAGCTGCCAAGTTTCAAAGATGGATTGACAGGGTGAAGAAAGAGGACGATAGACCGCATTCCCAGCCCTGTGACAAGAATTTCAACAAGAAAGCCTGTAGTTGATGCTTCCATGTAGTAAAATTAATTGTACGGCTTTAAAATAGCTTGTATCAAATAGAATAATTGTTAAAAAATACACGATCATGCAAGGAACAGACAAACTGAATACGATAACCAACATCGTATTTGTCCTCACGGACGTTTTAGAAACCAACCTTCTAGAAATGCAGCAGCAATACAAGAAAGAAGGCTTTGAACTCAGACACGATTCAAAAAGAAACTTCAACACAGCCATAGCCGCGATAAAGAGATTGAAAAGTGATGTGAATCATTGCAGCGAATCCACTCAGGAAAACTTCGGCAATGATTCTGACATGGTGAACGCCATGTTGCTCACACTGATTGACAGATGCGGTGATGATGACAACCTCGCTTATAAGATGTACGAATACATTAAATCTTTCCCGTCCAAACTGAATCTAGACTTGGATTTGGATAATGCGTTCAGCCACCTGTTTAAAAAGGAGAAGTTATGAAATCGCAGAAAGACATCTTAAAATCCATTGAAGGTCTGTCCGATATAGAACTATTTGTTATTGATCTCTTTTGTGGCGCTGGTGGCTTATCCGAAGGTGTGGAAGCAGCACGATTGGATGGAAATAAATGTGCAAAAGTTGTTTGTTGTGTGAACCATGACAAGAATGCCATTCTTTCACATGATGCCAATATCCCTGATGCACTTCACTTTATTGAGGATATCCGTACACTGGAACTTTCCCCGATAAGCACTATTGTAGAACGTATCCGTCAGCTATACCCTGATGCCATGATAATGCTTCATGCCTCTTTGGAGTGTACTAACTTCTCGAAAGCCAAAGGCGGTCAGCCGAGAGATGCCGACAGCCGAACGTTGGCAGAACATCTCTTCCGTTATATTGATGTTATAGACCCTGACTACATTCAGATTGAAAATGTAGAAGAGTTTATGTCATGGGGAGATATGGATGAGAATGGGAAACCTATCAGCATGGACAAAGGCCGGCTTTATCAAAAGTGGGTGCGCAATGTCAAGAAGTACGGTTACAACTTTGAGCACCGCATCTTAAATGCTGCCGACTTCGGTGCCTACACCACAAGAAAACGCTTCTTCGGCATCTTTGCTAAAAAGAACTTGCCGATAGTATTCCCAGAACCGACCCATTGTAAAGGTGGTAGGCAAGATATGTTCTCGCGGCTGGAGAAGTGGAAGCCGGTAAAAGATGTGCTTGATTTCTCTGATGAAGGAACTACCATCTTCAGGGAAAAGCCTCTTGCAGAGAAAACGCTTGAACGTATCTATGCCGGACTTATCAAGTTTGTAGCCGGAGGAAAGGATGCTTTCCTTTCCCGTTACAATACGGTTCGCCCTCAAGACACATGCAAATCAGTTGATGAACCATGCGGAGTGTTGACTACTGAAAACCGCTTTGCAAAGGTACAGGTAAGTTTCCTCTCCAAACAGTTCAGCGGACATCCCGAAAGCAAGAATGTGTCTGTAGAAGAACCGGCAGGTGCAATCACCTGCAAAGACCACCATGTTTTTGTTTCTGCTTATTATGGAAATGGACATAATCATTCGGTAGACCTTCCAGCTCCAACGGTCACAACGAAGGACAGGATGGCTTTAATTGAAAGCCGATTTATGTGTTCTTATAACTTTAAGGATACAGGAAAGGATATTAATCAGCCTTGTCCTACACTTCTGACTAAAGACAGACTTTCCCTTGTATCTCCATTTTTTATGAATCAATATTCTGGAGGTGGTCAGGTGTCTGATATAAACTCGCCATGCCCCGCTGTTACCACAACACCGAAACAAAACTTGGTAACATACCAGCCGTGGATAATGAATACTGCATTCTCAAATGTAGGTAGCAGTATAGAGGAACCCTCCCAGACCATTACCGCAAACAGGAAATGGCACTATCTGATGAATCCACAGTTCAACAGTGCTGGCGGCTCTGTTGATAGCCCCTGCTTCACATTAATAGCCCGCATGGATAAGATGCCGCCCTATCTGGTAGCAACAGAAAGCGGTCAGGTAGCGATTGAAATCTACAACAATGATAGTCCTATGACCGTGAAGATAAAGGAGTTCATGGCACTGTATGGCATAGTGGATATTAAAATGCGGATGCTTCGCATTCCGGAACTCAAAAAGATTATGGGATTCCCTGAAGATTATGTTTTAATAGGCACACAAGCTGACCAAAAGAAATTTATCGGGAATGCGGTGGAGGTTACACAAGCGAGAAAAAATACTGAAGCACTTTGCAAAGTATTGAGAAAGTTGAGATTGAAGAAATCAAAAGAAATAGCTTAATGGAAAATGGAAAACTTATATTAGATGCCTGTTGTGGCAGTAGAATGTTTTGGTTTGACAAACATAATCCTCTTGCCTTATTCGTTGATAAGAGATCAGAGATAGTAACAGCCAAGGATAGAGATAAGATCAGAACCATAGAGATAAAACCGGATATAATAGCAGATTTCACCCACTTGCCGTTTGAGGACAATTCTTTCTACATGGTGGTATTTGACCCACCTCATCTAAAAACACTTGGTGAAACCTCATGGATGGCTAAAAAGTACGGAAAACTGCCGAAAGACTGGCAGTCACTAATACACGATGGATTTACTGAGTGTATGCGCGTCTTGAAGCCTAACGGCACGCTTGTATTCAAATGGAATGAGAGTGAGATAAAAGCTGCGGAAGTTTTGTCTGTTATCCCTTTTAAACCTTTATTTGGGCATACCACTGGAAGGCAGAGCAAGACAATATGGATGTGCTTTATGAAACTGCCAATTAACGAATAACAATTTAGAATGGAAACAATTGAGATGAAAGCATTAAGGATTAAGAATATCCTTAATTCACTAGAAGAAAAAATCGAATCTGGTAATATAACAATCAGAGAAGCTGCTATTGAATTGCACAAAGCTGGCTGGATAAATTATATAGACATTGACACAACTAAGAAGCTGCTTGGTTTGAATTAATCAAAGAAAGATATGAGTGAATTATATATACCGCCTGAGCGATTTGAGAGAGACTTTATTACCGGACGATTTTTAAAGGGTTGTGTTTCTCGCAACAAGGGTCGTAAAATGGTTTATCATTCAAAACGTTCCAAGGCCAGAAGTATAAAAAATCTGTCTAAAGGACGTGGGGCTTGGCATAAGACTGGTGCAGGCATGAATAAAAAGAGCGTTGTTTTGATAAAGGATGAGAAATTATGTGGAGTATTCCCTTCGATACAAATGGCTGGTAAGATGATTGGCGTGGCTCCTTCTCTGATCAGTGCTATATGTCGGAAAGTGAGAGGCAAACATACGGCTAATGGATACAGATGTTTTTTTGAAGATAGCAATGATTGGTATAATTTAATTAAACAAGATTATGAATAATGACAGGCAGAAGATATTAACTGATTATATTTCTTACATATACACGACAGGAAGGACTTATGATACTGTCGGGAAATATATCAAGCATGTCACGGATTTTTTAGAGATGACCAAAGAAGTGAACCGCCGTGGTTATTTGAATTACAAGCGTGAAAATGCAGATGTCATGGTGCGTCATTCGCTAATGTGTTCAGCGATATGCGATCTATTATCCTATCTCAACATCGGATATGGAAAAAGGGAAAAGGCGGTGAAACCTTTGGAAAAGCTTGACGTCATTTCAGAGAAAAATAAGAAACTACTCCATGATTTCATAATATGGTTGACTGATAACAATGATTACTCTTCTCATACAGTTGATATATATTACACATCCATGAAGAAGTATTTCGAATACGCCAATGAGGTAAACATGGATAATTGCAGGAGGTTTATAAAAAGTCTTGAAGAAGAAAAATTATCTCCCGCTACCATCCGTTTGCGGATTACAGCAATCGAAAGATTCTCTAAATGGCTGAAGAAGCCTATAGAACTGAAGCGCCCCAAAATAAAGCGCAAACTTGATGTGAACAATGTGCCGACCGAGGAGGAATATAACCGGCTGTTGGAATATCTCAAGGGAAAAAACAATAAGGATTACTACTTTTTTATCAAGGTATTGGGTACAACGGGTGCCCGTCTGTCGGAATTCCAGCAGTTCACGTGGGAAGACATCATATCCGGGGAAGTGACATTAAAAGGAAAGGGTAACAAGTACAGACGTTTTTTCTTCCAAAAGCAATTGCAGCAAGAAGCGAAAGCCTATGCTAAGGAACATGGTAAGACCGGGCTTTTTGCGGTAGGGAGATTCGGACCGTTGACCCAGAGAGGCTTTTCCCAGCACTTGAAAGCATGGGGGAAACATTGCGGCATTGATCCAAGGAAGATGCACGCACACGCCTTTCGCCATTTCTTTGCTAAAATGTTCCTGAAAAAAAACAAAGATGTAATTCAACTCGCTGACCTTCTAGGTCACGGGAGTGTAGACACAACAAGAATTTATTTGCAAAAAAGCTATGACGAACAAAAAAAAGATTTTAATCGAAACGTTACATGGTAGTGTAGCGCAGCTCAATGAACTGTCATCCATGACCGAAGGGATAGACATCTATGACGATACCGGGTGTGTTGACACTGATTTTTTGATAGAAGCGATATCTTGCGTCAGTGCCTTCATGGACGCAAGCAACATAGTTGTTCAAAAAATATCTTCACTTTTAGCGCCGGACGCTTCAACGGACGAAAAGAAAAAACAGGCTGATGAAGGTAAGAAATGGAGCGTGGAAGAGATATTGAAACATTGTACTCTTGAGGATGGTGTTCTCAAACTTCCCCAAGTTCAATTCAACAAAAAATCCTATGCTGAAGCAAAAAAGTGGATAGAAGAAGCCGGCGGCTCATGGCAAGGTGGGAAGGTACAAGGTTTCACATTCCCGTTTAATCCGGAACGTGTGTTTTCCGTTTTGAAAGAGGGTAAACGGTGCAACCTACAGCGAGATTACCAGTTTTTTGAAACTCCGTCCGATGTTGCCGACTGGCTGGTTATGCTTGCCGGAGGGATACATGAGGATGATACGGTACTGGAGCCGAGTGCCGGCCGCGGTGCTCTCATTAAAGCCATTCATAGGGCTTGTCCTTCTGTAATGGTTGAATGTTATGAGCTGATGCCGGAAAACAGAGAATTTCTTCACACCCTTAGCAACGTAATATTGCTTGATGAAGATTTTACGAAAGACAGTGTAGGGCATTACACTAAGATTATTGCCAATCCTCCATTTTCTGGTAATCAGGATATTGATCACGTAAGACTTATGTATGAACACTTGGAAGAAGGAGGAACTCTTGCAGCTATTACCAGTCGGCATTGGAAAATTGCGTCTGAAAAGAAATGTGTTGAGTTTCGGGAATGGTTGGAAGAAGTTCATGGAGAAGTTTTTGAAATTGGAGCTGGCGAGTTTAAAGAGAGTGGAACTACTGTTAGCACTATGGCAGTTGTAATAAAGAAATAATTCAAAACATAATTTAGTAATGAGTAAAACAACAATTTATTACCTATTCCTAGTAGTAATGTATATGCTGCTAGGATAGGTGGAAAGGAGAAATATGGATAAAGATAAATTCAACAAAGCAATAGAAATCAACAATAAAATAGAGGAATACAAAGATCATAAGATGGCACTTGAAAATTCTAACATAAAATATGGTGGTGGATTGATATTTACATACAACAGAATGCACAATGATGTACCATTAAAGGAAGAAATTTTTGGTAAGAATTTCCTTCAGTGCTATATGTATGCTTTGGATAGTAAGATAAAAGAATTACAAAAAGAGTTTGACGAATTATAAACAAAGCTGAAACGAAGGAAAAAGGCGGAACATGAAAACTGCTGACGGTTATCCTGTGGTATGTTACGGTGTAAAAGGT